ATACCCCGTCCAGAAGGTCGGGGTATTGCACCGGTACGCCATCGTCACCGCCTTGCAAGTCGGCTTCAAGCTGCTGCGCCGTTTCAAACGGCATGGGTCCCAGCTTTAGCGTCAGCTTGCGCTGATGAGACTTTACGTTGGGGTGCATCACGTCTCCAGCGTCACGTCCCGCATCCTCATCGTTGGTGTTCTCACGCGCCCAGCCCAGCCCGGTTTTAGCTTTGACATATGGGGCGTAGTCATGCCCGTTGATTTTGAAAACACCCTTTGCAGACATGCTTATGCACCTCCATAACTTCTAATCTGCGATCTTTGCAGATAATTCAGAGCTTTCATCAGGCTTTCGCCGTCAATCGTCAGGTTCTTGCCGCGCAGAACATCAATCAGTTCGCGCAGAAGGTCGCGCTGGTCGGACATGGTTTCGTCAAAGTTTGTCGTGAACGCCGTAAGGGGGTCAGAATCGCCCGCAGACGGGCTTTCAGCGGCTACCCTTGTCTTGTACGGGATTACCGTTCCAGCCGCCACAGCGGGCGCGTAGAAGCCGCCAGCGGCGGTCAGCATGGACGCAATCTGCATAAAGGTCGCGGCAATGTCAGAAAGTCGGTTTGCAACTCTGTCCATGCCGGATACAACTGCGTTGTTTGTCATCTCAACGTCCGGGGCGCTGATGCTGGAATCGGCGATAGAGCTCGCAAGGTTGCCCATCGTCTTGAAAACTGCATCTTCTTCGTTCACGATGCCGTCATTCAGACCTTCCATCATGAAGCCGCCGATGGATTTGAAAACCTTCGACGGGGACGCAATGCCCAGCGCGCTTTTGACGCTGTTCACGAGACTCTTGAACTTGCTGACGACGCGGCTCTTGAAGTCGCTCCAAAGTCCAGTGATACCGCCCTCTGTACCGTTAGTGATACCTTCACCGACGCCGCTCCAGTCAACCTGCTTCGCTTCGTCGCGTGTGCCGGTAAACCAACCGATAACGGTGTTTTTGACGTTCTGCCATGCGGTATCCGCAGTAGACTTCACGCCGTCCCATGTGTTGGAAAGAAACTCCGTCGTATTAGTCCATGCGGTTTCTGCGCCGGACTTTATGTTGTCCCATGTATCGGAAATGGTTTGCTTGACGTTATCCCATGTTTCCGTTGCACTTTTGGAAAGGTCATCCCATACGCCGGAAACTGTTCCTTTGATGCTTTCCCAGATTTCCGATGCTGCCCCCTGCAATCCAGTCCACACGTCAGAAACAGTGGTTTTAACATCGTTCCATTTTTCGGTTGCGGCATCTTTCAGATTGTTCCATGTATCAGAAATAGTAGTCTTAACACTGCTCCATACGTCCGTCGCGGCTCCTTTCAGGTCATCCCATACGCCGGAAATAGTGCTTTTAACGTCCTTCCACTTTTCACTTGCGGCGTCTTTCAGGTTGTCCCATGTGTCGGAAACAGTAGTTTTGATGCTCTCCCATGTTTCAGACGCACTTTTGGAAAGCCCGTCCCAAACGCCGGAGACGGTATCCTTGATGCCCTCCCATGCCGTGGAAGCCGCGCCTTTGATGTCCTCCCACAGACCGCTGAAAAATCCGGCAAAGTCTGCGACGATTCCCTCAACCCATTCGAGAATGGCTTTCCAGCCCTCCGTCAGTCCGCCCAGCAGACCCTCAATGATGAAGCCACCCTGTTCCTTCATAACGGTGGAAGGGGAGGCAATGCCAAACGCGGCCTTGAATCCGTCAATAAAGGGCTTGAAGATGTTATCGTAAATCCATGTGCCAATGTCGAGAATCGCGTTCAGGATACCCGCCAGCAGACCGGCAATGATGTTTCCGCCGTACTCATCGAAATACTCACCGAAATACGTCTTTACATCTTCCCACGCCTGCTTGATGCCGTCCCAGATATTAGACGCGAGAGAAGCAATCAGCGCCGTAGCACCGCCGATAGCCGCGCCCAGCAGCTCAAACATGCGGGAGACGAGACCTTCCCAGTCAATCGACTCGTAATAGCCCGTCACGGCATTGTAGAGTGCAGTGCCGAGTTCTGTCCAATCAATCCCCTCGATGAATCCGATAGCGGCATCCATTGCGGATTTGGTGAAGTTGGAAATGAACGTGCCCCAGTCGGTGAGCCACTGTTCGATGTCGAGACCGTTCACAATGCCCGCAAACTGCTTGCCGAGATCCTCCCACTTCACAGAGGTCAGAATGGTATTTGCAAGCGTGAACGCGCTCGATACGAACGTGTTCAGCGATGTCGTGATGCTTGCAATCATTCCCGCAACGTCGAGGCCGTTGACAATATCGCCGATTTTCTTGCCCACGTCTGCCCAATGAATGGACTGCATAAAGCTGGTGATTGCGTTGAAAACGCCCTTGATGCTTGCGTTGACGGAGGTAACGAGGCCGCTCCAGTTGATGGTGTTAAACCAGCTTTGCACACCTGTTCCAATCGACACGCCCATCTGCTGCCAGTTGACGGTCGTGACAAAACCCTCGATGGCGTTAATCAGCGCGTTCCATTTGTTGGCGAACGTCGCGCCGATGGTCGCCCAGTCGGTGTTTTCAAAGATGCTGTTCAGCCCTGTGGCCAACCCTGCGCCCAGTGTAGCCCAGTCAAACGTGCTGAGGAAGGTGTTGAGCGTACTGAACACAAGGTTCAAGCCATCAGAAATCAGCTTACCGAGGTTTGCCCAGTCGAAGCCGGACACAAGGCCGTTCAGGATCAGGGCAATTCGGTTTGCCCATTCTACGGCAAGCGGCTGTACCGTCACAATCCAGTCATCAACTGCGGTTACGATGCTGTTCAAACCGCCAGCGACGATTTCGCCGATGCCCTCCCAGTCACCCGCTTCAAAGGCAGTTTTGAGGGAGGTGAAAAAGTTCTGTACGGATTCAGGAAGCAGACTTTCAATAGGCACATCTTCGTACAGGTCGCCCGCGCTGCTCCCGCCGCCGCCCCCGCCTGAATCGGTGGAGGAAGCCTTGTTCAGTTCATCAAAGCCGTAGACCTCATTTTTCAGCTCTTTCGCCGCTCCTGCCGCGCCGCCGAGGCTTTTGGCGTAGTCATCGGTCTGCTTTTTGGCGACCGTGACCATGCCTTTGCCGGACAGCAGAGCGAAGAAAGCGTTCAGGTAGGAGATTGCCTTTGAAATCCAACTGATAATTGTGGAAATCGCGGGTGCGACGGCGTTTACCAGATTGCCAAAGGTAACGGCCAAATTGGCGGACAGCCCTTTCATAGCGTTCTTCATGCTCGACATAGAAGCATTAAATGCCGAGGAATACTGCGCGAGGGAACGCATACATGCCTTGACGGACTGGATGGTGCCTGAAATGAACGTGCTCTTGATGCTCGAAAGCAGGATGGTTTTCAGACTTGTCAGGGACCTCACGAGTCCCTGAGAGCTGAGTACGCCCTCTTTTGTCTTGCTGAAAAACTTTTTCAGCCCGTTCGCCGCTGCTTTTGCACCGGTAGCTACGCCCTTAAAGACCATTTTCGCCAGTGCTGCATTCATGCGCAGAGCGGTAGAAGCCGCGCTTTTCAGTACGTTTCCAAACTTCTGCATAGCACTACCTGCGGCGCTTGCATCTTCGGGCTTTTGCCGAAGTTCGGAGTCAACACGTCTGAGGGAGGCTTCGGAGCTTGCAGCAGGGTCAGAAATCACATCAAACCCTGCGGCAGTTTGCTCGTAGCCCGCGAGCTGTGCCTGCATGTCCCGTAGCGCACTGGACATTTCCTGATACTGTGTTGTATCCGCACCGCTTACATAAGCTGTGCCGTTCGCCTGCATGGACTGCATAGAGCGTTCATAGGATTCCAGCGCGTATTCTGCGTTCTGAATCTGGATTTCGAGACGCTGCCACTCGCGGGAAGTCTTACTGGTTCCCATCTGCTCCATTACGTCGCGGCGGTCATACAGCCTAAAAAGCGCCTGTTCGGCTTTTTGTGCGGAAGCCGCAAGCTGCTCATACTCAGGCGTTGTGACTTGCTGACTACCCAGCCTTTGCAATTCTGCCTCCAGCTGTGTAGCACTGTCCCTTGCCTTATCCACGTTGACTTGGAAGCGCATCATCTGAGCATCCGTCTTGATGCCCATCCGTTCGCTGTCAGCAAGACGTTGAAGCTGATTGCCCAGCGACGTACAGGAGCGTTCTGCCGCGTTCATGCTCTTTCCAAAATCGGACGAAGATACCGCGCTGGATAGCCGGGAGTTCAGTGTTTCAGCACTTTGCGCGGCGGCGTCAATCGAGCTTCCTGCCTGCTGACAGGCAGAAAAAAGCGGCTGCATACCATTTGCAGCCGCGCGCCCGGACTGGTTAATCGCCTGCGTTACTCCCCGGATGGCCTGTTGCATCCTCTGAGATCCGCGTTCAAAGCCGGTATTGTCCAGCCCGGTATCAATGATAATAGAGCCGTCTGCGCCGTTTGCCATTAAATTTCACCTTCTTCCGGGAGAAAATCAAACATGGATTGCAGGGTGTCCTCTGCCTTTTGCGGAGCGGGTTTTTCTTCGATGCGGCAAAGGTTGATATTGGAGCGGTAAAACTCCTGTTCGTACTTCTCCAGCTTTTTTCCCCGCGCTTTCTTTTGCCTGATGGTTAGAACGAAGCCAAACAGCCCGTCGTGGTCTACAGACTGATAGTAGCCGAGAAACGTCCACCAATGCAGGTAGGGTAGAGCACGGACTTCCATCCCCGCCGCTTTGTTGACAGCAGGGAAAATCAGTTGCTCATCCTTATCCCAGTTGATTGTTTTGGGCGCAGGGGTGTCCTCTCGTGTCCCGCAGTCGATAAACACAGTTGCGGCAGCATATGCTTGTGCGTACTGTTGACTCGGAATTTTATCAAAATCCGTAAACAGGCGTTTCAAGCAGACATACACTTTTTCGCTGTCAGAGAGGCTTGGATCATTATAGGCGGAGAAAATTTGCAGGATGTTACGGTAGTCTGTGCGGATTTTATATGCTGTGCCGCATACGTCAAGGCTTGTCGGCAGTTGCCCCAGCATCCGGCGTCACATCCTTTTCAATGTCAGCCAGATACTTTTTGACGCGCTCCTGCGACAGCTTCGATTCCGTCTCAATGGCCTGAGCGATAACCTGACCGAGAACGGTCAATACGTTTTCAACATAGAAAACGCCATTGACAGACGAAAAAGGATGCCGGGTTGCAAACAACTCGTCCGCGTCGTCCATGTCAAACAGTGCGTTAATGCGCTGCTTAACAATGGTCTCGACCTGTTGCAGCTTCTCCCAGTTATCGTCGAACTCCGACGTGCCGTCATTCTTGATGTCCATGTCGGACAGCGGCTTGATGATAGACTCAAAATCATCCATCAGTGCCTTGTAGCGGTCGTAGATAGATACGTCACCGGGACGGATGTGCAGCTTGCAAATGACCTTTCCATAGGGGTTGACGAGGGTAATCTCTTTCGTACCGTCGTCCAGCATGAAAACGTTCTGGTTCGCGTTCGTCTGCGGGAACTTCGTTTTGTTCGCCATATCGTGTTTACCTCCTACAAAATGCGGCGAGGCTCCGCGTGTAGCTTTGCCCCGCCGCTCTCATCCCTTCACGCGCCGCTTATCAGGAACCGGCGGTGAAGTTGGTGATGGTGGCCTCGTTGGTTTTCATATCGTACACGATCTTCTTCTTCGTGGCCGGGCCAACGGGCGTAATCGTAACGGGAATCGCATAGCCCGCCGTATCGCCGCCAGTAGACTGAGGTACGAACCACGCCTGACGGACGTAGCAGTAGCCGGTCATCTTCTGCGTCTTGCGGTTTGCGGTCTGGAAATATGCCTCGGCAAAGTAACCCATCAGGTCGTTCTCACCGTAGAGCTCCTCCAGCGCCACCTCGCGCAGATGGTCGTACATCTTACGGGAGGGGTCGATGTAGTAGGGATCGAGACCAATTTCAGGCTCATAGCCGGAGTGCTTGAAGCTGGTTTCGCCCAGCACGTTCTTACTGGTCTCAGTATCGGGGTTCAGCTCCTTGGAGAGGTCGTCGTTGTCCTTGCCCAGCGCTTCCCAGCCCCCCGTAGCGGCAGTGTACTCGACAACGAGAATGTCACCGTCCGCGGGGTCGCCAGTGATGGACAGACCATAGGCGGTGCTGATGTCGCTGACAACGTTCCCGTTCAGCGTCCAGTTCGAGCCATCGTAGAGGAAGGTGTACTCGCCGGATACGTCGCTGACCGACGTGCCGAAGGTGGCGGCAGTAACCGTGCAGGCGGTAACGCCCGAACTGTCGCCGATGGAGACGCTGGCCTTTTCTGCGATGTCTTGCCCCGTCCAAGAGCCGAAATACATACCGCGGTTGCGTTCAAGTTTTGCCATTTTCTTATCCCCTTTCATGGAAATGATGGTTAGGTCGGACGCGCTGAAAAACGCGCCGTCATTGAGATACAAAGTCCCTTTTCTGATTCGTCCGGCGTCGGAGGAGAAGAAAAGGGAACTGCTTATTAGTCGCGCATACACTTAATCAGCTCCCTTGTTCTTAGCGTCTGCGATAAGTCAGCTTGATTTGAATCTGGTATTTTGCGCTGCTTGCACCGGGCGCGGAGACGTACTGCGTCAGCGTGGGGACAACTGACAGTACGCGCCCCTCATTCACGCAAGGGAGATTGCGGGAAGAGTTTTGGTTGATAATCCAGTCAATTACGTCCTGATAGAAGCCATAATTGGCAATGTTCTGTGCTTCTGCTGCTCCGAACGCTTCTTTCGACGCAAAGATGAAATTCAAGGTCTGAATATCGTTCGGAACGTGCTCACCCAGCACATTTTCATGGTAATTCACGGTAGACGGAACCGCATACAGCGCGTACTCCGTCGCTTCTTCGGCCAGATAGTCAACCCTGAAATGGTTAGCCTTTGACAGTGCCGGACATTGGCGAAACCACTTGCGGAGGTGTTCTACGTTATTTACCGTTGGCAACGTTTCTCGCCTCCTCCAAAATGTCCTGCATGTGGTCGGCTTTCATGCGCTCAAACCAGAACGCACCCGCCAGCGGATTAGAGTCCGTTCGGAAGGTCAGCGCCCTGCCGGTCAGATGCTTCTCTTGTCCGGGCGGCGAAAAGAACCGTGTAGGCGTTCCCGTGTCATCCTCGAACACAGGGATGTTCGGCCCCATGACCTCTCCATAATACAGGTATCGGGCATACGGTGTCGCGTATATGACTTGCCCTCCACCCGGAGGAGAAGCCGCAAACGGACTTCGCGCCAGCGTACCCGTTTCCCACGGGCAGTACGGCATACAGTAGGAAATGACCGCGTTGTCGATGGCGGTTTGCACCCGTCCGCCCGTTTCGAGGTTTTTGGCGCGCAGAAGATCGCCGTCGCCGTTCCATTGAAAGGCTGCTTTGATGGTTACGCTCAAGTCCCCACCACCTTCCAATGCGGCGCGTTGGGCGCCCGTCGATTGTCCGTGACCGCGAGAATCGTTACGCCGTGCAGGGCTTTGATTTGTGCGGGTAGCGTCAGCGTGTCCGTGTACGCTCCCTTTACCATCAGGTCGCCCTCATTCAGGGTAAACAACCCTGTTACGTCCGCGGAATTGCGCCAGTATACCGGGTCAGCGTAGCTCTTGTCCCCGGCATCAGCTTTCAGCGGTATACGGATAGTGTATTGGCTTGCGGCTTTCAGACCG